TGTCATCCTGAGAATATAACAGATGAAGTAAAAAATAATAAATGTGGTAAATCATTTCCATATATTCACTATATGGCTAATTATATTAAAAATCAAGATAAAGATTATAAATTATATTGTCAAATTGCTTTAACTATAAGAGGATTTATTTGGTGGAGTCCTATAATGATTCTAATTGGATACATAGGATTATTAGACTGGTATACTGTACTATTAAACACTACTATTCTATCTATCTGTTTTCCTATTGCTTGTATAATTGGAAAGAATATAGACATATCATACAATAGTAAATATTTGAATCTATCTAAAGGATGGGAAAATCAAGAAGTAGTTTATGGTATTATTCAATTTGTGTGTATAACACTTACAATTTTAATATACAAGGTTTATAATGGAATTTAGTGGATGGATAGTAGCTAATCTAGTTACAACAGTTATGTTTTTTATAACAGTAGGATACTACAAAGGAAAAGTAGATACTATTACTAAGGATAATGAGTCATTACATAATAAACTAGACGCATACCACAAGCGATTAGATATACACGGAGATGATTTAGTAAGATTAAATACTAAAGCAGAATTAGCTATAACAGCTAAAGAGGTGGACGAGAAGTATCTGTCTAAGGAAATGTTTAGACAGTTTGAGAAACATATTGATAATAGATTTGATATTATTCAAACTGGAATAGACAAGATTTTAAATTTTATAAAGAAGGATTAGCATGTTAGGAATAGGTTTCATAGATGATTTAATATCTGAAGTAGGATTACCTTTGGTCAAGAAAGGAATTAAAAGTCTTACTGGTATAGATATAGAATCAAAAGAATTAACTGCTGAAGATAAGCAGAAGATATTAGATTCTCAAATTGAGATAATGAAGATAGACTTTGAAAAGTTAAAGCTAGAATATGAGAATACAAATAGTGCTAGAGATATGCAGAAAGTATCTTTGCAGCAAGATGATGTGTTTAGCAAAAGATATGTTTATTATCTAGCTACATTCTGGAGCATAGTTGCTGTTGGATATGTATTTCTAATTACATTTCTAACTATTCCAGAAGCTAATGTTAGATTTGCAGATACTACACTTGGATTCTTGTTGGGAACAATAGTAGCTACTATAATTAATTACTTCTTTGGTAGTTCAAAAAGTAGTTCAGATAAAAATCAATTATTAAAGGAAAGTAAATGAAAGATATCTTTGAAATATGCTTTAAGGAAGTATTATGTTTTGAGGGTGGATATGTAAATGACAAGAGCGATAGAGGTGGAGAAACAAAATATGGGATAAGCAAAAAGTCTTATCCTGATATTGATATTGAATCACTTACTATTGAACAAGCTAAGCATTTATATTATAGAGATTTCTTTAATACTAAAAATATTGAAATATCTTTGATAGATGATGAAAGAATAGCTGTTGAATTATTCGATACTGCTGTTAATATGGGAGTTGGTATATCAGCTAGGTTTCTACAAGAAGCTCTTAATCTAATGAATAGAAATCAGCAAGATTGGAATGATTTAGTTGTAGATGGATTATGTGGAAAGAACACATTAATTGCTTATAAGAAAGCAAGAAAAGATATTTTGCTTAAAGTATTAAATGGATTGCAGTTTTGTAGATATAAAGCCATTGTAGAAAAAGATACAACACAAGAGAACAATTTTAATGGATGGATGAAAAGAATATGAAATATAAAATGGATATTCAGTATGCAACTGAAAATAAAGAGAATAGAGATATAGTAGTAAACTATTGGTTATTAGGTCCAGAAGTAGCTTCTAATGACCCTAAAGCTAATAAAGACTATTGGACTAAGTTTGCTAAGGTAATTGGAGTTGAAGAATCTGAAGCTAGAAGAAGATTATGTGCTAACTGTGAATACTTTAATAATACTAGAGATATGATTAGCCAAATGGAAGCTATACCATTGGATAAATATGATATGGATGGTGGTGGAAGAGGATATTGCCATAAGTTTGATTTTATATGTCATAACCTTAGAACTTGTCAAGCTTGGGAAGATAAAGACTTCTACTTAAAAGATAATGAAAATATAATGGAGGAAATGTAATTTGAGTACTTATTCTTGGACAATACCTACTGGTAATATAATTACTGGTAGTACATATATAAAAGATACAGATAATAAGATACAAGATACAATGAACGATTTAGCAGATTTTGTTAATTCATCAGGTGCTTATACTGGTCAAGGATTATTGTTTGACTATATAGATAAAGCTAACAACCAAACGATAACTGGAGTTAAAACATTTACGCAAGAGATTATAGGTAATATAAATACTGCTACTAAACTACAAACTCCTAGAAAGATAAATGGAGTGTACTTTGATGGTAGTGCAGATATAAATACGTTTCAAACTGGAATGATAATGTTGTGGTCTGGAAGCTCTGCTTCTATACCTGCTACTTGGTATTTATGTAATGGAAGTAATGGTACTCCTAATCTTATGGATAGGTTTGTTGTTGGAGCTGGTGCAGCCTATGCAGTAGGAGCTACTGGTGGAAGTGCTAATGCAGTTGTTGTTTCACATACACATACTGCAAGTACAGATTCACAAGGAAATCATACTCATAGTGCTTGGACTGATGTTCAAGGAGAACATACTCATACATTTGCACTTGGTGGAAATGGTTTCGTAGATGGAAATGCTGGTAATATGACTAGTAATTTATACAAAAGTCCAAATACTTCATCAGCAGGTTCTCATGCTCATAATGTTGGTATAGGAGCAGCAGGTTCTCATGGACATAATATAGCAGTTAGTACAAATGGAGAAAGTGGTACAAATAAAAACTTACCTCCATACTATGCTCTATGCTATATAATGAAAGGATAAATATGATTAGTGAGATACTAACATTCAATGGAGGTCTTTCAACAAAGACTTCCTCTCACTTAATTGCTAAGAATGAAGGAATAGTATGTGAGAATGTAGACTTAGAATATGGTTCATTAAAACCATTTAGTAGCTTAGAGTATATATCTACTATCAATGGGGAGCATATAGCTTTCTATAATGACACTATGGTTAGTAGTCTTAGTGTTTCAGATGATAGGTTTTATGATACATTTGGTGGAAGATTATACTGGTCAGATAAAGGATATACAACAAGTGGATTAAGAAGATACAATGGAACTAATGCTGGTGTATCAGCTGATGCTCCTAATGGAATTAGCAATATAGCTTTAATTAATTTGTCAGAATGTTCTATTGCAGACAACTCTGGGAAAATGACACAAGGAGTAGATTATCTATATGCTTTCACTTTGGTTAATTCAGATGGAATAGAGTCTGCTCCAGTATATCATCCTACTACTATGAACTTAGCCAATAAGAACAAGTTGTCAGTTAAGATAGCAATACTTAAAACTAATATATCAACTGTAATACCATCAGGATACACAATGAATGTATATAGAATTGGTGGAAGCAATCCTACATTCAATTTAATAGCTGAAGGATTAAATTCTACTACTATGCAGGATGGAGATGTTATAGCTGCTTGTGGAGCTGGTAATTATTGTTTTAGAGATAAATTAGCTGATATAGATGTAAGTAGAATAGAATTATATACTTCAGAAAATACACCAGCTAGTAGCAGTATGGATATGCTTATTAATAATAAAGGTACATTCTTTGGTGCAATAGGAAATAAAGTATATTTCAGCAGAAGTGGTAGTGCAGAGTTTTGGAGTCCATTAGACTTTGTTGTACTTGATAAAACTGTTACTGGACTAGGAAAGTTTGCTGATACAATAATAGCCTTTACTAAGACTTCAGCATATCAAATACTCGGATACAGTAGAGATACAATCCAAGTTAATAGATTACCTTTTAATCAAGGTTGCGTAAATAAACATTCAGTAGTTAATATAGATGCTTACTTAGTATGGACTTCTATAAATGGAATATGTTTATATAATGGAAGTGAAATGCAAGTTATTACAAAGAAAACAATAGCTTGGGATGAATTTGGTAGGCTAGGTAATACTACTTATGATAATTATAATTCTACTACTTCTAAATGGGGAAGTGGACTAGGTTTTGATATTAAGTATGCAGTAGGTCATCAAGATAAATATTATGGATTATATAATGATGGAGTAATGATAATAGATTTAGCCAATGGATTAAAAGTATCAACTCTATCTACACCTAATGCTGTTTCTTTGGGTATAAATAAAGATGATAATATCTTATATGTAGTTGTAGATAATTTGGATACTACTTATGATGTATATGCTTTACTCAAATCTAACTCTAAAATGATTGGAACTTGGAAAACTGGAAGAATAACTGAAGGAAGTACAGATGTTAAAAAACATTACAGACAAGTACAATTAGATGGTGTACCAGTAAGTGTAGAAGTATTTATTAATGGTGTAAGCAAATATATATCTTATGGTAAAGATAAGTTTATGTTGCCTTCTGGACTAATAGGATTGGACATACAATTTGAGATTAAAACTGTTAATGAGATTAGAAGTATGAAATATCAATATAGTCTTTTATCAGCGTAAGTAATGTATAATTTATCTATAAGGAGTTTTATATGAAATCAAATCTAATTAAAGATAATGCTACAAGAGAAGCTGTAAGGGATTTAGAAATAGCAAAGGATAATTTATCAGCTATTCATCAATTACCTTCCACCGCTACTCTAGCAGAGGTTATTGCAGTTATAAACAAGATAACCAATAGTGTAAAGAGAAGATAATGACATTAAGAGAATTTACACTAAATGATTATGAAGAATTAGTGGATATGTTTTATAATCTTAATACAGAGTTCTATGGAAGCATTAGAGCAATAGGAGCAAAGTATTATTATTATAAAGCTGTAATGAGATGGATAAGAGATAATAAACATATAGTTATCTGCGAACACAATGAAGAGATAATTGGATTTACTTTGTCTTATATAGATGAGTATGATGGATTAACAGAAAAGGTTTACAATGGTGAGATAGCTTATATTAAACCAAAGTATAGAAATACTAGAGCAGCATATCTATTGTATAATAATGTTGCTAGTGTAGCTAAGGAGCTTAATTTGAATTTATCTTCTAACAGTAGAGTAGAAAATGGTGTTGATAAAATGATTGAAAAACATTTTACAACTAACAAAGTATTTAGTAATTATGAAAGGATTAAGTAATGGGTGGTGGTGGAAAAGGTGGAAGCTCTGGCAATGCACAAAGAGCAGTAACACAACAAGAGTTAGATTTATTGACAGCACAAAAGGAAAATTTAGATAGTTTAACTAAGATAGCTGAAGAACAATATAATCTATCAACAGAAGACAGAAACTATTATGAGAAAGTATTTAGAGAAGGAACTGATACTGAAGCTAAGACTGCTTTGGCTAAATTACAATCTCAAATAACTGGTAAGACAGTATCTCCTGAAAGTATTAAATCAGTTAATATAGATAGTTTACTTAGAGATACTATTTTAAATTCTACTCCAGAATTTAAAGATGCAGCAAGTAAAGTTATTCAAGGTCAAGAAAGTTTAACTAAACAATATGGTGCAGAAGTAACTGGATTAAGTAAAGCATTTACAGATAGCATTCAAGGATTTACTAATAAGTATAGCCAAGAGTTACAAACAACTAAAGAACAAATGGGAACAGCTAATGCTGATGTATTAGCAAGACAAACTGGTACTACTATGGCTGGTATATCTTCAGGTTATCAAGAAGCTAGAAAGCAATTAGAAAGTACATTAGCTAGAAAAGGTTTAGCTGGAAGTGGTGTAGAAGCTAATATATTAAGTAGTAACTATCAACAAGAAGCTATGGCTAAAGCTAGTGCTGGAGTAGGTGCATATAATACTGCTATCCAACAATCAGATGCTTTAAGATTACAACAAGCACAATTAGGTGGACAACAATATCAAGCTGGTATAGCTGGTGCTACAACTGGTTATCAAGCTAACTTGGGTGCTACTCAAAATATATATGGTGTAACAAGTGCTAGTGATTTACAAAACTATAATTTAAGTAATGCAGCAACTTTACAAGGAATAGCTGGATTAACACAAGTAGCACAAGCTGGACAAGGTGTCTATGGACAATCAGCTAATTATTTACAAGGTGCAAGTTCATCTGCTGCTAGTGCTGCTCAAGCATCTACTTCTGCTGCTACAAGCCTAGCAAATACAAACTCTAACTATTCTCTAGGAATGGCTAATGTTGCTTCTGCTAATAGAGGACAAAATATGGAGCTAATTGGAACATTAGTTGGAGCTGGTGCTGGTATGTTTAGTGATGAAAGATTAAAGACTAATATCCAGTTTGTAGATAATATTAATGGTCATAATATTTATACTTGGGACTGGAAAGAACAAGACTATGGATACAATAAAGGTGTAATAGCACAAGAAATATTGGTATCTGTACCTGAAGCTGTAACAATGATGGATAATGGATATTATGCAGTAAATTATAATATGCTAGGATTAGATTACCTAGTGAAAGGAGAATAGTATGGGATTTGCAGCAGGATTTGCAGCTGGATATGAAGCTGTTGATAAACCTAGAAGAGAAGAAGAAGCTAGAAAAATAAAAATAGAAGATGAAGCTAGAAAGTTAAAACAAGAAGAACAAAAGCTATTAAGTGAAGCTACGCAAGAAATAGCTTCACACAATAAGAATGTGTCTGATTTAACTATTAAGATGGGTACAGCAGAGGATGAGCAACAATATAATGCTTATGCAAGTGAGCTTAAAGCTGCTAACGATAACTTTACTTCACTAGCTACTTCTAAAGTTGATTCTTATAAGGATACTCCAGTAGCTAGTAAACTAAGTGGGTTATATTCTAATGCTAGAATATCTAATGCCGAAACAGTAGAGAAAACAGATATTAAAGATGTAAATGGAAATATTGTTCAAGCTTATCTTCCAAGCTCTATGGCACAAGATAAAGATAATATAGCTCTTATGGAGAATGGAAAACTAGGTATAGCACAAGTAGGACAAGATGGTAAAATAGCTGGTTATCAACCAACTGATATTGCTCCTATTAAGTTTAAAACACCTTATGAAAAAACAGATTATGGAATAGGGGTTGAAAAAGTAGTAGATAAAAGTGGAAAAATAAAATTAGTATCAAGAAAAGATGCAATAGAAGGTACAAATAATGGTACATACACTCCGTATGAAAGACCAAAAGATAGTACAGTAGTTAATGTTATGGGAGAAGGAAAGCCTATTGAGTTAGCTGACCAATTTGGAGAATACTATGCAAATAAAGATACTGGAGAGCCAATAAAAACTAAAGATGGAAAGATAGCATATAAAAAGCTAAATGAAAAAACAGCTAAGACTATTGAATCTATTGACCAATCTAAGAAAACAATAGCTTCACTAAACAATATGGTTAAGATATTAGATAAGAATCCTGAAGCAGTAGGTTCAATAGGTGAAAATCCTTATGAGTATGTTGCTAACTATGCAAATGATATATTAGGAATACCTACTAAAGAATTGGCCAACAGAACAACTATACAAGGAGCTTCTGGTGTATTAGCAGCTATGACTAGAAAGATATATGAAAATGGAGTTATGACAGATAAGGATTATGAAAGGTATCAAAAATTAATTCCTAATGCAAATGATAGTGAGATAGTATTTAGGAATAAAGCTAAGATATTAATTTCTGATTTAAATTCACAAGTTAAAAAAACAGAAGAAAGATATAGTAAAACTTTACCTGACTTCGTTAGCGACAAGGGAGAATCAGCTATTGCTCCTTATGAAGAAACTACTGCTGAACCAAAAAAGAAAAGCTGGAAGGACTATAAATGATTGATTTATTTCAAGATGAAGAGTTTAAGAAACTTAGTGGTGATGAACAAAAGAAAATAGCTACTAATTACTTTAATGCAGAATTAGCAGATGAAGAATTTAATAGTTTACCAGAAGAAGAGAAGTCTAAGGTTTTATCAAACTTCTACTCTTCTGAAGTGGGAATAACTCCAGTAGATAATACTATTAAAGTTGAATCACAACCTGAAGTAAAGATTGAACCAACTAAGCAAGAGTTGATAGAAAAAGAACATAACGAAAAGATTAATCTATTGGATACTAAGATTAATGATTTGCTTAAAACTACAAATATAGATGATGAAACTAAACAAACTTTTATAGATGGTGCTAATTTACAAAAGACTAAACTTGAAAAACAAAAACAAGATGAGTTAGATAAATTAAAACCTAAAACAAATGAAGAGATAGATAGTAATAGTTTTATTAATTCACTAACTTCATTTGGTAAAAATTATGCAGAAGGAATATCTAAATCTAATGAAATAGACAAGAAGCAAGACATAACTGATATTGACACTATACTATATATGAAAGGTGCGGAAAGACCAGTTTTAGGATTAGCAAGAGCAATAGTTAAGAATACTGATAAGCTAGGACTAACGGAAGATTTAACAAATTCAGTATTGCAACATATACAGAATAATGAGAAAGAAATAAATGCTATTATGAAAGCTAATAATATAGATGCTAATTCATTAAATGCTGCACAGGTAGGACAACTTGTTGCAGAAAATATACCTATAATGAAATTGGGTGGATTATATAAGATGTCAGCTGGAGCTGGTGCTACTGCATCACTTGGTGAATACGGTAAAGGTACTACTGGAGAGGAATCGTTAGTTGAAGGTGCTAAAACAGCTGGACTTACATTGGTTAGCGGCAAAGTATTAGATTCACTGGGATATGTAGCTGGAAGATTAATATCTGGCAAAAAAGATACTCCTGAAGCGGTATTAGAGTTTATTAAAAAGAATGATGATACATATAATAACGATGATGCAATAGATGAAGCATTGGATAAGTATTATAAGATATATGAACCTAGTAATGATTTAGTTGCAGATAAAGTTAGAGCAGTATTACATTCAAGTCAATTACTTGGTTCTGAAATGAAAGCTGGAGCTATTATGTTTGATGAATCTACTATGACACCATTAAGACAAGCTACAACTGATATAAATAAAATGCTAAGAACAACAGCCAAAGAATCAGGTAATCCTATTGATGACTTAGCTACAAATATAGACAAAGCAGTTAAAAGTCCACAGTTTACTAATGGAATGAATATTATAGAGAAAAACTTTAATGCAGATGTACCAATGGATATAACTAAATTTAAAGGCTTTAAAGATGAATTAGATGCAATAGCTACACTTGAACCGGATAATGCTTTAATTAAATCTCTAAGTAGTAGTATAGGGGATAAGTTAGCTAAAGCTAAAGAAGCTGGAGTCAATCCTACATTTACAGTAACAGAACTAATAGATTTTGAACAATCACTTGGTAGAGCAAAGTATGGTAGCCAATTATTAGGAGCAAAAGGATATAAGGTTGGAGAAGCAGATAAGTATGTAACTGGACTTGTTGAAGATGCTTTATCTAAACAACCTGAAGGACTAGAGTTATATAAGCAAATGAAACAAGTATATTCAGAAACTTCTCCATTCTTTAAAACTGCAAAAGCTGATGTAGAAAACAAAATGGCTTTAATAGTAAAAGATATTCAAGATAAGAACATAACACAAGAAGTAGGATTAGATAAACTAATTTCACTTCAAGAAAAAGGATTAGCTAAGTTTGATGAGATAAGTAAAGTAGTTCCAGCTGAAACACTAGAAGCCTTTGAAAATAAATTAGCTGATTCTATGTTAACTAAAACCAAAGATTATTCTAAACTAGCTGAAATGTTTTCTGCTGCTGATTTTAAAACAGCTAATGCTAAACAAATTAAAGAACAAGTTAATAAGTTAAATGACTTATTTAAAAGTGAAAAGGTTGAAGGAAAATTAAGAAACCTATTAAATGAAAATACTGGAAATGTAGTAGCTCTTACTGCTGACCTTGTACAGAAAGCCAAATATGCAATAGCTGGTAATATATGGAAAAGAATATTATCTGTTGTAAGTCCTGAAGCTAGAGAAGCTAAAGATATAGGTGAAATACTAAAAGGAACTGGAGATATTATAAAAGATGAACAAAAGTTAAAAGGTATATCAAAAGTTACAGATAATGAATTAAGAAAAGTAGTTTCAGATATTACTGCTAAAAGAGCAGATACAGTAACTAAGGCTAAAGGAGCAACTCAATATGAGAAATCAAGAGAAGTTGCAAGAGAAGAAAATAGAATTAAAATGGAAGAAGCTAAGAAGAAAAAATTAGAAGAATCTAAATCATCTAAAGAACTAGAAGCTAAAAAGAAAGCTGCTAGATTAGGATTTTAAGTAAGGGATTAATTTCCCTTACTTATTTAAAAACTCTCTAGTTCCACCTAATTCATAATACTCACATTCTAACCTATATCTAGTTTCACCATCATAACAGTTTCTAATATCATATTTAAGTCTATCTAGCCTTCTCTGAAGCTCAGTAGTTACTTCAGGTATAGTTTCTATTACATCAACTTCTTTATTCACTTCTATTGGCTTACACACCTTACTATGAGATACCATCCCAAGTTTGTTTTTAAAAGTTCTTTTACATATTTCACATTCAAACATTATTTACTCTCCTTCATAATTAATTCATTTACTATATATGATAAGCTTCTGTTGCTATCTTTGGCTAACTTATCTAATATAAACCTTGCTCTTTCATCCAATGATACAGTTAGTTTCTTTGGATTGCTCAATACTTTCTTTCTTCCAATCATTGTTTACTTCCTTTCTTTTCTTTTTAATAGCATTCTTTCTTTTGATATATTTAACATCAGCAGAACCTATTGTTGTAATAGCTGATTTAATATCTTCACTATGTTGTTGTATAAATTGTTTAGCTTCTACATTATTAGCAAATGTAGTAATTAATATATATGGTTCAACATTTACATATAATTCACAAGTACCCAATGTTACATCTTTATCATTATATAAGAAGTAAGACATATCTTCAAAAGATATAATCTCACTATCACCTACTATCTTAGGAGTTTTACCATATACATTTATATTCTTAACCATTTAATTTATCCTCTAATAATATTGAGTACATAGCTGATACACTTCTTCTTTCTTTCTTAGCTAATTCTTTAATCTTATTGGCTAACTCTACTTCTATTGTAATACATACATTAGTCTTTTCTTTTTTCATTACATCCCCTTATTGGTATTAATTTAACTTCATCTTTAGATATATCTAATTTAACTTTATATCTATTTCCTGAAGCAACAGTTACTATATCGTTTGATGGACAATAATCCCATTCAGGACTTAATACATTCTTTGTATCTCCATTAACTACTTGTGGCAATATTCTATCTAAGAATTGTTGTCTTGTTATTATTTTCATTCATTTCCTTATTCAAAATTAAATTCTCCATTTCTGCCTTGACTCATTGATTCATAAACTTTATAAATTATTTTTAGTGTGCTCTAGTCCATTATCATCTATGTATTTATCATAAGCTTTTGCAGCTTCTAGTGCAGTATCGTAAATTCCAAGATAAATACATTTTCTATTTACTGTTATTTGTGATTGCCATTTATTTTTATTCAACACTACGCCTCTGTATCCACTTTTGTTGTTGCACCTTATTTTTCTAGTATTTCTTGCTTGTACTATTGCGGTAGTCCATCTGCAATTACTAGGTTCATAGTTTCCATTATTATCAATTCTATCGATAGACAAACCCTCTTGATATGTTGGATACATATCCTCTATAAAATTAGATACATCTAGCCATCTGTCGCAAACAGTAATTCCACGACCATTGTAGTTTGTATATTTACTATTTCTACATCTGCTGGTCATTAGCTTCCAAATATTATAAAGTCTATGATTCGTTAAATTATGAATCACTTTTCCCTTATTGCATCCACAACTAGAAGTATTTTTACTAGTAATGTCATAAGTTTGTGCTTTAAATTCTTTTCCGCAAAAACATTTGTATATCCCATATCTTTTCTTTTGTTTAGAATTTTCATTAGGATATATCATTCCCAAATCAGTTAACAATGTTATCTTATTCATTTTTGATTTTATTCCTTTATAATAATATAAAGGGTGGACTCTGTAATTTCAAGAGTCGTGTAAGCCTTGCCTTTATTTTAACCAAAGGTCTTATGGAATAATTTTATCAAACTAAAAATTAAAACATTCTTTATTGCTTTCAATATCATTGTTTAAACTAATATAAACTTTATTTACATAATCCATTCTAAGGCTACAATCTAAGCCTACAAGACACTTAAAGCAAGAATTAGTATCTTTATTAGTCTGACACTCTTTAAGCCTTGTAGTAGCTTCCTCTAAGGCTAATAGATACTTATTATTTGGTCCATTCTCTATAAGTTCTTCCATTAACTAACATCTCCTCTATAAACACATTTGGATACACTTCTTTAAGTAATCCCCATATCTTAATATACATAGTTCTAATCTCTAATTGAGCTTTAGTATCTACTCTTAATCTAATTGCATCTATCCAAGATTGTAAGTTACCAGCTATTCCCATTTTGGTAGAAGTATTCATAGGAAGTATAGCTCTAGCATCTTCTTTCTTTACACCATACTCAATCATAGAATTATATACTGTTAATGAACCTTCCCAGTATAGCTTCATAGCTTCTTTAGTTTTATCATCTATATTCTTTGGAAATATAAAAGTAAATCCACCTTTATCTGCACTTACATATCTTTTAGACTCTACTAGGAAATCTAAATGCTTACTTCTAACCACTTGGTTTTGACAAGCTATTGATATTCCATTTACTTGTATAACAGCAAATGCAAACCTTAATACAGCTAAATGCTTGTGTGAATGAACTAAACTTCTAGTTAAATCTTTATCTGTATTATTTGCATAACAATTCTTAGCCATATCACTTATGACAATTTCTGGTGTATATGTAACAAGTTTTACTTCCAATTTTAATCCTTTATATTATTTCTAGCTTTAAGTAACTAGCTACTGTAAATCTACTTATACCTACATCTTTAGCTATATTAGTCTTATTGTATCCAAGAAGAAATAGTTCATTAATTCTATCTATTTTATCTTGTGATATAAACTTTTTATTCTCAAATATAGTATCTCTATGTATATATATTCTATTACCTTTTTTTAATACATTTACATTCTTTTTTCTACAATGATATATAGCTGTTTCATAAGGTATTCCATTATGCTCACAGAAGGCTGATAAAGGAACAAAACCTTTAGGTATTACTCTATTATCAACTATAGGATTAAAGTTAGCTACAAGCCTACACACAGTTGCTCTATGCACATTATAATCTTTAGCTATACTATCCCAAGTTTCTCCATTTAATCTTCTGTTCTTCATAATCAATATATCTTTATCAGTATATTTTCTTATGTGCATACTAGAGTTACCAAAATGACTCAGCATACCTCTACTTGTTCTCTTCAACATATCTTAGCCTTGCTTTAATAGCATCATCTATGTTATCGTAATAACCTAGATTTATATTACTATATCTTGCTCTGTACTTCTTGTGATGAGTACAGAAGGATACACCTCTTATATATTTAACCTTAGCTTCTTCTCTCAACTTAATTAATCTATTCATTTCTATATATAGCATTTTAATAGCTTCATCAGTTGATTCTACTTCTAAATTAAACTTATACATTTTTAATTAATAGAGTTAAGTATCTATGATGAGTTTTTATTAAATCTCTCCATTGTTTACTTTTTTCTAACTCTTCTATATATTTCATAGTATCTATTTGAGATAATTTACTTCTACAAAATAAACAACTATTTTCTTTGATTGCATAATTTAATAGTAAAATACATATTACAAAAGCACTAAAGTCTTTATCTTTAAAATAGTTTAAATCAATGTCTTTACACTTTTTATAACTAGCCAATAAATCCACACTTCTAGCTTTAGTTAATTTTGGAACTTTTCTTTTTCCTATAATCTTATTTATAGTTTCAGATACTTTAAACCATTGAGTATTTCTATTATTACCTTGTGTTTCATTTACTACAATCATGGAATAACTTAATAATAATCCTAATATAAGTTCTTCATCTTTCATTATATATCTCTTTCTTTATATTCTTGATATTTCATATCAGCATAATCTCCACACATAGATTCATATTTATCAAAAGCAAACTCACTAAAGCTTTTAACTATATATATTTCACTATCAACAGTATCTAAATATTCTTCATATTCACAATCTAAATCATAACAATTCTTTTCTACATAATCATCAAAACTAATCATTTGCTTCTCCTTAAATTGTATCTTGTAGTATTGCATTTTTTTTAATTATATCTCTGTAAACCTTTTGTCTTTCTAGTTCTTTATCTAAATTTTTTAATCTATATAATTTAAACTTTTCACTTTCACATTTTTTACATCTGTGTTCACTTTCCTTTTTAAATATAAATATTTCCTTGCATTTGCAACATATTTTTTTATTTTCTGATTTAAGTAATTTATTTTCAACTACAATACTATTTCTAATTACACCTTTGATAATGTCTTTATTTGTCTTAGCAGATACTCTTGCACTTATTTTACAACATTCCTTACACCAAGTGTTATATCCGGTTTTAGATTTTGTTTTTTTCCAAAACTTAGATACATCAGTTTCTCCACATTTTGAACATTTAATCATTTGAAAAAACCTTATTTTTGAAAGTATTAATATCTTTATTAATTGACAATTCATCTGCTCTAACTTCAACATTTAAAGATTTAACAACACTATTTGATAATGCTACTACACTATCTATTTCTTTTTGATTGGCTTCATTATTCTCAATCTTTTCTAGTTGCTTCATTAATATTCTTCTTACTTTTTGTAAGTCAGTCATCTAATCCTCCTTTATGCCATCTGCTTTAGACTCTTCAATCATCTTCAATACTTCTGCTTTTCTACTTCTAAGTCCCAACTTAATTTCAATAGCTTCTATGTAATAAGATTGTTCATCTTTAGTTAAAACATTACTATCATTTCTTTTTATAGTATCCAATAGTATATTCCATTGTCTAGGAGTTCTTTCTAAAGTCATATCAACTTTGTTTGGATTCATAGCTTACATTCCTCATATTGTGGTTCATATAAAGTAGATTCATCTTGTAATTTATATTTTTTCCATTTACCAAATGCACCTTTCTCTCTCCACTCTTCAGCTTGAATAGGGTCTTGAACTCTACAATCAATATGTTTAAATACTTCCTTATTGCATTGGATATTGTCATAACCCATTAGCTCTACTTCATTAATACTAAACACTTGTATATCTTGAATTGCATCTATCGTATTTAACTCATTTAATGGTGTATGACTACTGAAATAGTTAAACATAATATCTTCTTGTAATTCTTTAATCAACTCTTTATCATCATGATATATCTCCAATAACTCTTCTATAACATTGGCTACATATACTTTAGTATTAGCATTAGATATATTTCTTTTTCTTCTCCAGTATCTCAACTTCTCTGTTAAATTATTCATTTATTTCCTTTTCTTTTCTTAATTCAATTTCCAATAGAAACAACAAGCTACATACTGCGTGAGCTAAGTGAGATAAATTACTTTCATCATCTAGCTTCTCACCTTGTGCATATCCGGACATTAAGTGTCTATATGTTGCAGCAATATATCTTTCTGTATCATCAACCTTAGACCAATTCATTCTACTATACTTATTTGCTCCATATTCCATTACTTTAGCTACTTCTTCTAAAGCTTTAGATGTATCGTTAAGTATTGCCATGTTTACTTTAGATGAATCATTCTTTACAAATTTATCACTCATAGTATCTTACCTCTGAAAAATGTACCTGAAATGTTTCCATTAAGGTATCTACTATCTCTTAACACATCTCTTTTAATCATCTCTTCTACTTCTCCATAAGTTAAATTAATCTTATCAGGATAGAAGTTTAGTATCTCTTTGGATACTAATACTTTGCCTTCAGTTTCTTTACAACTTGAATTATATTTTCTCCAGTTAGATTCAGTAATTACAGTCTTATAATTCTTTAATCTCTTATCAGTCTGTAAAGCTAATTCTTTCTTTCCTAAATACTTCTTTGTGTAGCTAATAGCTTGTTTCTTTCCTACATATAAACTGCCATCTGTAAATGTTAATAAGTAAGTAAAACCAAATGTATTCATAGGTAAGTTATCTACTATATTGTCTTTGTATATCCAATCCATTACTTCATTTCCTTCTTTACTTTAAATATCCAATTAGATACTTCTATGAAACAACTTAGTGGAAATCCTATTTTAGTAGGTTTAAACTTACTTAACCATTCTAACTTTTCAGTATCTCCAATCTCTTTAGCTAACAATCTAGCTTCTCTTAACAAGCTACTTCTATTAGATGCCCAACTCATTTATTCTCTCTTTTATTCTTTCTGTATTATTAGATAACCATTCTATTAATACTTCTTTTTCAAAGCTATGATTAATTTGAATCTTTGTTTTATATTCAAATGCTACATAACAACCATCTACTTTCTTAAAGTAAAATAGCATACCATTAAACGATATGCTATTACTTTTACTTAACTTAGGAAAATCTCCTTCGTATATATTCATTAGTTAGTCCAATCCTCAGGAATTTCTATTTCATTCCATTTTTCAAACATATTCATTCTGTATAACTTACAATATGCTTCTGTATGATGTGCATTATAAGAGTTATTATGTTTTCTTTGGAAATAATCTTTTCCATATCTATTAAATTTATTTGTAGTTTCATAAATCTTTTTATCTATTTGTGTATTATAGTCTTTTCTAATTAATTTTATTTTATACATAATATAACTTAATTAGAAGATAGAAGGCTTAGGTGGCATAGCCTTAGCTCCACTAGAAGCATTAGATTTAGCTGCACTAGGTTTAGTAGCACCTTTAGCTTTAAACATCTTAATTGGAGTCTTAGCTATTCTCTCTAATCCTTTAGCTAATGCCACTGGTTCTTTATCTCCAAATGCTTCACTAGCTGATTTACCTTCTTCATTAAAGTAACCAATGATTTTAGGTTCAGTAATTGGTTCACCTTCTTTAGTTTCAGCACCTTTACCACTATTAGATTTAGTATCTTTATCCCAACCTTCTTTTTGTTCCATTTGAATTAATAAGCTAATTGATTTACCTATCCATTCAGTTAATACTTCTTTCTCTTCAGTAGTTTCTACTTTAACTTTCTTACTTTCTTTATCTTCAGGATTCTCTGCATATTTAAAATGCTTGATAAGCCTTTGTTCAGTAGCTAGTTTAGTAATAGAATCTATCATTTCACCAGTTAATAAATAATTGATTCTCTTGGCATCTACATAGCCTAACATTGGGAAATCTTTACCACCTTTGTTATAGAAAGTTTCTCCTTGTTTATTAGTTAGCCAAATAGTATCCTCTAGTTGTGCTTCTCCTTTATATCCTATATAGATACCAATACTTCCACCATCTGATTCCATAACAAATGCTTTCTCTATTACCATATCATATAAACCACTATCATTAATAAATGATGCACCTGAACTATCTTTAATACTTGCTTCTAATGTTACTTGATTTTCTTTTACTCTACTTAAAATTGACATACTATTCTCCTAATTTATTTATATTTTTAATTATTGTTCCAACATTATATTCGTCAGATACTACTTCGCTATTTGGTTGAACACTTCTGCTTTTGGCTACATAAGTTGAAGTTTCGTTATTGTGAAACCATCTCTTTCCATCTTTATCAGTATTCATAAATATCACATTATCAAATAAAGAAACTAATTTAGATTGAGCTTTCTTACCTTGAATTTGTGGAGTATATTTAACCATTCCATTTGATTCAACTGGTTCAGTTAATGCCGTAAATACTACATTAATACCTTTTAAATCTCTAAACATTTTAACTATCTTAGTTATCCTTGTACTATAATCTTTCCATAATACAAAAGCATTTGAAGGATTAGCATAATATTCATCTTTAGTCATCTCTTCAATAATCATATCAGATATTTCACTTAGAGAATCCAAACAGACTGTATCATATACAAGTTCACCATCTTTAATAGCAACATACACTCTAGCCAATGTATCAATACAATCTATATCAATTACATCTATTTGTTTATCTTTTAAAACCAATAAACCACTCTCTGCACTAAGAACTAAAACTTTACCATCTACTGTTCCTAGTTGAGTAGTTTTACCAGTACCTGATGCTGAATGAAGTAATATCTTAACACCATCATTAGCAATATCTTTTGTATTTTTAATATTAAATTCCATCAATATTTCTCCTTTATTTTAACAATTTACTTTTAAAGAACTAAGCTATAATTATATTATTTTTTAATAAATTTATGCTTAGTTATTATTTATTTGATTCCCATCTATTGCAACAAAAAGTATGAGGAACTGTCATATTTCCAATTTTTGCACATACTGCATATTTTGAACTTTTAATATTTGGATTGAAATTACTGCAACTCTCACAACTTCTATTTTCTAATGCTTGAAGTTCTAAATTAAACTCATCATAAATTTTATTAATTAAACTTTGAAAATAATATGGAGTTTCTTCATATTTAGCTAAGTTTATACTTTCTTCTCTTGTCATTTTATACTCCTTTATTTATCTACCTTATAAAATTCATCTTCTTCACAATAATCATCCTCATCTTCTTCTTCTATCTCTTTTTCTTCTCTCTTGCTGATAGTCTTAAAGATAGTTCTTTCTAATTCAGATTTACTTAGTGGAGTATCAAACTGTTCATTAACTCTACTAATCTCTTCTTTGGCTTCACTATGACTAAAACCTTTATCAACAAGCAATAAAGCTAATTTAATTAAAGATTGATTTCTTCCTATACCTTGATTTCTTATGACCCATTGACTAATACCATTTATATTCTTTTTACTTAACCTAGTAGATTCTTTCTTATAGGTTTCTTCCTCTTGGGTATAAGGAATATATTTATCTGCATTAAACAATCTACCTTCATTGTACCAATATTCACAATCTTTAGCACTAAAGTACATTCTTCCTATATCAGCTAATCTATCTACTTCAATAGGTAAATCATCAAACATATTCTTCATCATTTGAGTATATGTATCAGCTTCTAAATCAAGTGCATATTCCATTGGTAGAACGATTCTAAATCTATCTGCTATGATTCCCTTCTTCTCTACCTGATGATTCCTTGTGGTGGCTATTAGATAGGTGTATTCATCAAACAATATCTTAGCTGTTTCTAAATCTACTCCTCCATCTATATCCAATATGATAAGTTGGAAACCAGTTAAAGCTGTTTCATTACTTCTCTTGTTGTTTTTAAAGCTATGTGCTGAATAACATAATCCATCAGCAGATAATACTTTATAAAAGTCTTTCCAAGTTCCTTCTGTATTAGTATAATAACCTTCACTCATATCAGTAGAATAACTAAACATTAAAGGCTTAGTTAAATCAGTCTTAGTTTTACCTCTAGCAGAATAGAAAGTAATGTTTCTCTTGTCGTGTATTTGTAAAGTTATATTACTATCATAAGCATAACCTTTAGCTAACTCTAAAAATTGTCTTTTATTCTTAATCTCTTTATAGAAAGGTAATTCTTTAGTTAAAGTATATTCACTTTCAGTAGTTCCCTTATCCAACAGGTAATCTACTAATACTTCATACTTTTCTTTTCTATTTACAATACCTATTAGGTCATTATAACTATCCATTACAACATCTACTGCTGATTGATAATCTTCTTTGGTTACTTCTTTATGTAATCTAGCTACTGCAAAGATACCTGATAGTTTTAAAGCTAACCAATATATATTTCTAGCATATATCTTTTGGATAGTTTTATATTCACTAATACTTCCACTTAGCTCAATGTTATCTTTCTCTGTATCTCTATAAAGTTGCTTAGCTTCATCTGTAAGGCTTAAAGTCTTATGGTCATACTCTTTTACTATTTTCTTAAAAGTTTGCTTCACAAGCTCTATATCAGCTTCTATTCCACTATCTATATCCAATGAATATTTATTGATAGGAGTAAGTACATTTACAAAGATACTTCTTCTAGCTAATCCAGTTGTTAATAAATCCATAAACAGCTTCTCTGTTGCTCCATCTGATTCAAATAATAAATGACTTGAACCAAATCCTAAGAAGCAAAATGGAATAGGATTATCAGCTTTCTTAACCTTAGATGATGCTCTTAGATTAACACTTAATCTACCTCTATCAAATATCTCTAATACACTTGAAGATAGTAGTTCATAATCTCTTCCTAATACTGAAGCAAACTCATCTATGATTAGATTAACTGAACCATAATCTGCTATATCCAATATTCTTAATAACTTAGTTAATGAAGCATCTGTAATAGACTTATAAAAGTTTTCCACACTTACTCCATCTTTAGTCATATCTTGTATCTCTTCTATTCTAAATGGGTCTATTACTTCCATTTGTTTATTACCCAACTGCTTAACTTCTTGCCAAGATTCTTCTATCCAAGATTTAATATAGTTAAGCGACTTACTCTTACTGATCCCACTTCCTGCAAGTCCACATCCATAAAGGTTAATACACATAGGTTCATTATCAGTAGGAATTATAACTTGTGTCCTAATACTATTAGCTATTGAAGCTACACCATATAAAGAAACTAACCTAGCATATCTCTTTATATCATCTTCGTTATCTTCTCCAGCTAATAGCTTTGTCATTACATCAATCATTCTTTTCTCCAAATAAAATCTTATATGTATTCTTATTTTTCATTTTACATACATATATTTTTCTCTTTTCCCAATATAAAGTAATATTAGCTCTATCAATTTCTTCTTTCTCATAAAGTAAAGCTTCAATAGTATCTTTTATATAATCAGTTCTGATATTGTCTTCACTATCAAATACTAATTTAATTTCTAGTTTCAATTCATTTCTCCCTTTTTAATATAGTAGCCAATAGATAGAATCCTAAAAACATACTAACTACTAATATATAATTCTCATATTCAGCTAACATTTTGACTCCTCATAGTTATCTAAATAAAATCTTGAACATTCAATACAATGAGCAAATTCATTATTTACATATTTACAACCCTCACAACTTCTATTTTCTAATGCTTCAAGTTCTTCTATTGCTTCGTTGATTAATTTTTTATAGTTATTTTCTGATACATAAGTATCGTCAAATATATTATCATTATTTAATATATCTAATGCTTTCATTTATTCTCCCTCAAACTTATACTTTTTAAATCTAATTCTTGATAACATAGTCTTAATATACTTAGTAATTTATCACTACTATCAGGTTCAGCTATATCACAAAACTCTTTAATTAACATAGGTAATTCATCTTTCTTAACACTATCTCTTTTAACTAAGAAACCTCTATCAGATATATTATCCAATATATAATTACCTTCCTCATCTTTTAGTTTAAGATGTACTTTATACATTCTAGTTAGCTAATTTATTTATAGTAGTATGTAATTCATTTATTGCTTCTATTAACTCTTCTATATTAGATATATCTTCATTCTTTCTAAGATAATTCTTAACATATCCATTTAATGCTGCTGGTAATGTTCCATAGTATCCAACAGAAACCTCATAAGCTTCACCTACATTAGCAGAATCCTTACCTTTAACTCTATTCTCTACTAATATAAAGTTATTCTCATCACTCTTAATAGAGTAAACATTGTCTAAATCTATTCTCATCTCTCTTCTTCTCCTTCTTAATTTAATTTAATCTATATTTGTGAGTTGCGTAAGCAAACACGAACAAATATACTCTATTACTTCTTTAACCAATATGCAATTTGTATCTACTAAAAGAAAACCATTTAACTTCCTAAAATATATTTGGTTTTGGTGGCATAGTATTTACTTTTGATTCTCCATCAATAACTCTATCACTTCTTGGATACTCTTCTTTTTGTTCTTCAGTTTTATCCAAAGTAACTTCTGATGTATCTCTTCCGATACCTTTATCTGCTTCATTATTATCTCCTAGCTCTATTTGTAATTTTAACATTCCTAATACTTTTTTAATTTCAGGAATAACAGCTTCCTTAACATATTCTTCTTTGGATATTGTTTCCATAAAAGGATAAGGTTCATTTGTATTTAACTTATGAAACAATACAAATATAGAAAAAACTCTTAATTCTAAATTTGACTTATTATTTGTAATAAGATAAACTAAAGTTTCTGTATCCAATTCGTTTAGTGTATTATGTTTCCTTAACTTAGCAGTAACTAGACTCTTTGGATATACATATTCAAGATGTTTTTCATTGGCACGAATATCATCAACATTTTCACTTTCTATTTTGGATAAGACTTTGTTTATAACAAGTCTTTCCAAACTATTAAATCTTTTAAAACTACTCACATTTTCAACCTTTATATTAAAATATTTTGTATTGTATCTTAAGTTTACTTTTATGTCAAGTTTACTTTGTCACTAATTTGTCATGACTTGTCACTAAATATCACAGAAAATCACTATACATACAATACAAAACAAAACAATACAAACATATTTACATACTTTTTTTTCTTTTTTTTTCAAGAAAACATAGGTATGTAATTTTTTTATTTTTAACCAAACACACTTTGTTTTAATTTATTTCTAATTACAGTAGTTTTATCTAATTCTTTAAACATTGGTTCTTTACTTCCTAGTCTCTTTTTATCTTCACCACTATTAAACATATCATAATAGTTAAATGGAAAGATTAAAGATATTAACTCAGGATTATCTTTTACTAATTGGATACTGTAAACTACATCATTAAGTAATTGCTTAACATAATCCACATTTGGTTTATCTTCTATTACAATAATCTTTGGCTCTTTAGTTGTAATAATCCCTACTACTCTTATAATATCTATTTTAATCCCCATACAAAGCTCTACAAGCAACGAATATACACTAAGCTGTAGAAAGTATGCTTCTAAGTCTTTAAAGGTCTTAGAGGAGCTCTTATAGTCTCCTATTATCCATTTACCATTTTCTTGAATAATAAAATCCATACTTCCAGCTAATTTAATATTAGGAGTTAAATCATATTCTAAATACTTTTCGCAATAATCAGGTTTAGTTGAGTTATCTAAATATACTTCTTTAAAGTAAGGATATATTCTTTCAAACTCTTTAATAGCATTTGTATATTCTTTAGCTATACATTGAATTTTTAAACTTGACATAGTTCCATCTTTATTTAAACTTCCCTCATAATAATCTCTAGCGAACTCATGGAGTAGTGAACCTAATGTGCTTGATTCATTTCCAAAGAAACTTCTCTCCCCAAGTACTGTATTTGAAAACCATTCTCCACGATTACTAATAAAATTACGAAGTCCAGAAGGGCTAACTACAATATTATCAGGACTTTCTTCTAAAAAAGACTTGTATTCAAACCCATGAGGTTTAATAATTTCATTCTCTATCGCTTTGTCCAGTATAGACATTTATTCTCCTTTATTTCTAACACTCTATAAACTAAATCCATATTATCTTTGGATTTAACTCCCTTGTAAGCTACGAGAGCTTTAACTATGTTACCCTTGTGAATGTATAGGTAATGATTTAAAACCTCTTCACAAGCTTGTATGGAGTTTAAATCAATGCTTTTGCTATCTAATAAATCTTTATGATATTCTGGAACAATTCCACATATACCTTTTGCTTTATGCCTTATTTTTCCCATTTATTGCAATAAAAATTGTTTTTCATATCTTCTTCAAAAGAACCATTACTAATACCATAATACATACAAAAACCAGTTGTATTTACTGATAAATTAAAGCAACTATTGTTCCAATGTTTACAATTACTACAACTTCTATTTTCTAATTCTTCAAGTTCTTTTATTGCTTCATCTATCTTTTCATTTGCATATTCAGTACAATGCACCTCTTGGATGTTATCTAATATATCTAACACTTTCTTCATCTTTCAACCTTTCTCAATATAACCTCATCTTCATATTCTTTAACTTTACTGCTGTAAATATTTCCATTAATCAAGCCTTTATTAACTGGTAATAGCTCCATTTTAGCTTCAGTTATTTCTTTTCCTGAACCTTTTAGTGGCATGGCTAAATTTCTAAATTCTTCTTTTGTTAGTTTTTTTGTCATTTAATTCCTTTGCTTAATGCTTTTCTTTCCCTTTTTTGCTGTGCTAATGCAATTTTTTTTAATTGCTCTGATTGTGGTAATAAATCTCTTTTTCTTGGACTACCCAAATAAGGCATATATCCATTTATTGCACAATATGATAATAACTGTTTTGTTTCATTCATCACTTTCTCCTTATTTT